GATCCGCCCTGTCCTTCTACATTTATTTGTCTTGATACGATTGCTTGGTTAGTTAGAAGCGTTTTGTCAAGTGTGTAAGGTACTAGATCTTGGACAATATCCGCTAACATTTGAGCAATAGTATCTGAACCTGTTGAATAGGCCATTTTATTTCTCCTGTTATAGTTGATAAATCAACTAATGTTATTTTATAGATTAAATTATTTTAATCCTGCTATTTCCTGCCTTATTTGTTCATTTCCTTTTTAACCATTGCATCGGTTATTTTAGACTTGGCCAAATTAGGCTGATACTGGCGTAATCTTATATACGCCGATCTGTAATCAGCATCGGTGTTTACTTTATCAACATTTAACGGTTTAGGGCCTGAGCCTGTATCCGTCATGCTGGTTTCACCGTACTGTAAATCAACACCTTTTTTACCAAATGCAAGACCTAACTTTTCTTTGCCCACAATTTCGACTGCTTTAGCATAGTCTGGTGTTTCTCCATCTGTTGTCAGGAAGTCGTTTCCGTTCCTGATTGCGAATGTGTCACCTTCTACTGCTAACATACCTTCTGCTTTCATAAGTGTTACAACACTTTTTTTCTGCTCTGGTGTCCAATTTGTCGGCATAGCATTTTGTAGTTCTCCCATATGGTCTTTTAGCATAAGATCAGTCTTTAGACTGTTTACTTGTGATTTTAGTTCTTCTACTGTGGCTTCACGCTTCTTCACTGCATCACGCAATGATTCTACATTTAGTCCTTCTCCTTCCTGAGGATTTACCTCTTGAAGTGTAGATACAACTGTTTTCACTTGATCTATACTATCAACATTTAAGTCGTTTAGGATATTCCTTTCGACTTCGTGTTTAGCATTAGCGGATATCTTGTTTACATCATCTCTGCTGTATTGTCTTATGCCATTGACATAAGTCTTTCCATCTCTAATCTCAACACTGGGTGTTGTCTTCTCAGATTTAGTCTCAGTAGGTACTGATTGCTCTGCACTTACAGGGGTTGCGGTATCTGTCACCGGATCAACTTGTGTTTCGGGTTGAACTGCCGTGTCATTTGATGCTTCCATCTTTTCTCCTTTTATCGTAGAAGTAATCGTATATCTTCTAGGGTTATGTTACTCCCTACCTTGCCTTTTTACAGGCTATTATTCGTATAAGTTGAATCAATCAATTGATTTAACCTATACTGTAATTTCTCTTTTAATTTTTGTTTGAATGCAGGTGCTTCTGTCATATCTTGACCTGTACTCATTTCCAATCTCAGCTCATATTCTTCATGAGTAGTGAATGGCATATAAATTATTGTGCCATCCTCTTGTTCATGACTATGTGTGCCTGTACCGCCCAGTCTGTTTGCTTCTGCTTCTGCTTCTGCTACTGTGCTGTACTGCATTGCTGTAAATTCTGTTTCATCGTTAAACACTTCTGAATACCTGGTATAGGCATCTATCAGTGTGTTCATTTCTTTAATTTCGTTTTCCAATCCTTTCTGATTGTATAATCTGTTATAACTTATGCTGAAGTCTTCTGGCATTGTTTGTCCCATCCAGGCAAACCATATATTCCATAAGTTATATTCTGCATTTTCCATACTGGTTGCTTTTTTGCGTATAAATGCTTCTAATTTGCTGTCATATTGCTCTATTTGTGCACCTGAACGGCTGGCTTTTATTAGATCTTCACTACGGATCATTGCTACCTGGTTCATTTTGTCTATCTGCTGATCCATTATAGTTCTTATTTCTGATAGACTGCTTAAATCTGGTGATGTAAATTCGTATGTGTAGTTAGGTTGCCCGTCGAGACTATTTCCCACTATTATTAGTGATCCTGGCTCGGCACCTACACTGGAACCATTTCTATTGAATGTTTCCTCGTCACAGATATTGACAGGGTGAAGGCCATATGACACGGCACTATATTGTTCTCCTGCTAGACTGTAAACGCTTTTCTGTATAGATGCAATATCAAATATCGGCGTATGGCCTATGCCATTTTTAATAGGCGTACTTTGATATACGGGTCTTACGATTGATGCCGTACCTAGTTCATTAGGCTGGCGTATTCTGTGATATCCATCATAATCGTCGTCTCCTTCAATATACTCAGCACCTTCTGGTACCATTATATCTTCGTCAGGGTCTATTGCGACAAATATGGTGTCTATATGTTCGTCTGATATTACTTGAAATATTTCTGCGTTTTCGTCTGTTGCGATGCGTATTACGATCCGGTCTAGTACTAGATCTCCGCTTGTAGTGTATCTGTAACTCCAGTTAGTTACATCTGTAGGCTTGTGCATTCTCCATTTAGGATATGGGCTGTCTGTGGGCTTGATACAACTTACCCATACAACTCCCATTGCACTTGTAAATGTATCTACCTGACTCATAAATTCGTTTAGCGAATTCTGATCACCATCAGCATTGTTTAAGAATGCATTTACTTCTGGTGTATCTGGTAGTGTTCGCTGTGGAGGCACTCTGAATAACATAGCATTGTATTCTGATATATACAGTCTGGTATATGGAAACACAGGAACATTTGCTACTTTTTCTTGATAATAATTGCTTAAATCCACACCACTATTAGCATCTTGAGGACTATTTGCTTCATAGGCTTTTACTTTTCTTACACCTACTACATTGTCATACTCATCCAGGTCATATGTGTTGATTGTTTCAGCACTAGTACTATAGTCACTAGCATAGGCTTTTAGGTACTTACCGTCTCTGTATGTTTGTCCGCCATAATAACTGCGAACGGCTAACTGCCAATCTTCATAATATTTTGCATATAATGGGTGTGTGCTAGTTATAAATTCGTGGTAATTTTTTATAGCCAATTGTTATCTCCAATATCTGGTTGCCGTAATGGTATTACTATTTATCCTTTTGAGCCATTTTAGCCACTTTTGTTGACAAATCATTAAAGCATGTTATAACTATAATTGCTTGTCCTAACTTGCTACACCGATGTAAAACAACGGTTAAACAAAATACCCGCACTATGTGGGTATTTTTTTGACTCAAGAAAAAGCCGGATCGCTTGACTTATCCGGCTTTAAGGAAACACATTATTATAAAGACCCATCTTTATTACCGACGGCGTTAACGGACACAACTCCTTTGTTGCCGTCTGTGTTTATAATGTACCACTATTTATCGGTTGCCTGTGTGCTGGAATCAAGGTAATGGCATACCTATTTAGACGCACACAGGACTTACAACTTTATAATTTTATTAGTTCTTTATCTGATGCACTATATTCCCATCCATCTATAGTAATACCTGCACGATATAGTAATTGTATCATTCTTTCACAATCATGTATAGTAAATCTATATCCCTGGCTTTGTGCTATGCGTCGCTTTGCTTCAGGATTACCTCTTAAATAGGCTTCTTTATATTTGTGTATTGCTTTCATATTCTTCCTGTGTTATTGATTCTACCGATCTAAGTCCATACTTACCTATATGATTTAGCACGGCTAGATCCATATATTCTTTACTGGGTGCTACAATATACCCATAACTGTATGTTATAGGTGCATCATATACTGCTATTCCCCACTTAAAGAAGCCCATATGGCTTCCTGGTTGTATGTCTCCATATCTATGAGTCTTTGTTGTTTTGTTCTGTATTTTTGCCATTTTTTACTCCTGTATCTCTGGTGTTTATATTAGGTCTGGGTTTTCCGAATATTTTCTCCCAATTTGCCTGATATTCGTCACTATGTGTGTTAGTTCTGGGTGTACTGCCTTTACCACCGTGCCAATTACTCTTCTTCATCGATATACTTCCCATTTACTTTTACACGGAACTTGGGTTTAGTCTTTTTATCCTTTGTCCACTTTATTTTATCATAGTTATCTTTATATTGTTGATCGTTTACACCTGAATTGATCTCACTATAACTTTCACCGTCTTTTATACTTCTGATCTTCTTTAGTTCAGGCGATTTGTCTATGAACTTTTCTGCCTGTTTTACTATATTCTTATCGAATCTTTCTGTACTTTTTTTAGTAAATTCGTCCATTATGCATCTCTTTTACGGATCTCGTTACCGAATCCTGCTAATAATGTCAGTATTGTTAACGGTAGAAACCATAGTGATATCATATTTAACATATGACCCCACATTAGACTTAGTCCTATTAGACTCATTGTGTTTACTCCTAGTGTTGTATGTGAGCTTTCTTTGTTCATATATTCTGGTAATTTCATATTTTCTCCTTGTTATATAATGTAATTTCTTCTTCTGATGCCATCATCATGATATCATCTATTTCTTTGTGTACTTCTGCCTGCATTATACACGATCCTCTATCCATACCTATAAATTCCAGTGTTCTGTTTGTCATAGGATATTCTACTACTATCTTGTATAATTTTTTAGGTGTATATTGTGTCATACTGGCTGTTTGTCTGTCCCACACTTTATAGATTTGTGGTGATATTGCTTTTTTAGTCATTCTTTATCCTGGTTGCTACATATATGTATTTTGTATCTTCTGGACAACTCCACAAGTATTCCTGTGCCTGTTGTCTACAATTATCTAATTTGTGATCTATAAATGTTTTTAAGTATTCCTGTTCTGGTTCTATTACTTTTATCACATAGTGTACATTTGCCATTTTATATTCCTCTATAGTGTTCTAGTTACTTTATTATAACTTTGTTTATATTCTGGTCTAACTGGGTAGTTAGCATATATCATATATCCAAGAGCATCGTTGAAATGCGAGAAATCTGTTGCTCCATCCTTCTCAGGCTGACGAGTACCCTCTTTATATGTATGTTTTCTTAGACCATTTATTATTTTACTACATTTAGGGTCTATTGTCAATCGAATATTATCTGCTTTTAGTACACTATTTACACTGGCTATACGATCTTTTACTGGTGGATTTTTACTGCCAGTTATCAACTTAAATCCTGCATTCTGTATTATAATGTGATCACTTAATCCTCCGCTACTGGTCTGCCTTCTGGCACCTGAAGCATCAGGATATGCTATATATCTGCAATCTGGATATCTTTGTCTTATTTCATTACACATTTCCTGTGTGTCTGAGCCATATATCTCTATTTCATCAAATATATGTAGGCCACTAGTGCTTTTATATGCTATCACTACACATTGTGGCGAGATATTGAAATCCCAACCTATGTGTATGGGTGTATGTTGTGTAGTGGGTACTGTTTTTTGTACTATGTTGTGATCGCCGAAAGAATAGTATATACTACCTGCAAATTCTACCCAACCTGCTTCATATTCCTGTTTGTATGTTCTTTCGTCTAGATCTAATTTAGCCTGTGCTAATTCTTCTTGTGATACTTGCCCTCCCTGAGCTGTTGTATACTGATAACTTTTCCAGTCTTTACTGGTTTTTGCTGTGTTAAACAGATCGAACAGGAATCCTTTGCCCTTGGGTGTTCCTATAATCATAGCATCGCCTTCACGGTCTGATAGCGTAGGTCTTATCACTGCCTGCCAGGTTTCCTGTAGTCCTGGAATGTCTGCGGCTTCATCTATTACCACATAGTCTAAACCTATACCCCTTATGCTGTCTTTGTTGTCAGCACTACGCAACATAATAAGACTACCATTTACCAGTGTTATTTCCAGATTACTTTCATTTATTTTCTTTATCCAGTTGCGTTCTCTCAGCATTGATTTAAGGTCTTCCCAGGCTATTTGCTTGGCCATTCTGTATGTGGGGGCAACATACATACACTTTTTACCAGGATGTCTGGCATGTTTTGCTAGTGAATTGATTGCTATAAATGTTTTTGAGAAGCGACGACCTGCAACTAAAACGACGAATCTGGTATCGTCTGATAATATATTCTTTTGTATATCTGTCAACTGCATATCTTTACCCCTGAAAGTGACTGGGCACCGGGGTAATGGTGCCCTGTCTAAATAGAATCATCTGATATCGTTTGGCAACTATTATCATTAGAACAGCATATTGCTATGCATATTTAGGATGTACCAGATTCTTCTAACCATGGGAGGACTTTGTCCTCATCATTATTTATCGTTTGTTCATTTTGTGATAAAATATTACGACCCAGCCATATAAGCATTGTTCTGTCGCCTTTTAGTGCCAAGTCTAATTGTGCTTTACGCAATCGCTGTTTCGTGAGAAGTCTGCCTTTTGTGATAATATCACGGAAATTGTCCATAAAGGTTTGCAACTTAACCTCAAAAAAGTCTGCCATTTCCTGATTAGTACAATGTAATTTTGCTAACTCCATTACTTGTTCTTCTGGTATAACGGTTTTATTTCTGCCTATAACTCTGCCACGCACAATTTTTTCGCCATATTTTATGTTTTTAACTTTATAGGGTGTATTAGGCTGATCTGTTGCTTTATCTTCAGTTGACATTTGCATCTCCTGTATGTTCAGTATCGTCGCTACTGTATGCGTATATCTATTTATCCTTTCTGCGTGATTTCACTATGCCACTGTATCTCTTAGTGAATTTCCAGCCATTAACTGTTTTCTGGTATCTCTTTACTCGTCTGGGGACCGGATATAAAACATCTTCATGTATAACATAACCCATTTGCTCTTGTGGGTGCATATCATGTATTTTGATTAATAAATTATATTGTTTTACAGTGATTTTTTTACTGTTTAGGGTATTATATACCCACATCCACATATGATCTGCTGTTCTCATAGTGTTTAATAACACATCTTTTTGTTTTGATGTTACTTCCATACACTTATTTAACTATGTTCTGGCAAATGCTACGCATTTACCGATTCCTCAGTCCTGACGGACATC